TGATTTTGGACCATCCCAGAAAGATTTGGATCTTCAGGATCGATTCAAGCTTGGCACGGGCACGATCAACTTCCTGAAGACGGGGGAGGGCGTAACACCCGTAGGGGCAACGCATCCTTCCGGGCCGTATGATTCTTTTATCCAGAGTATGGCCATGCAGATAGGCAGCGCTCTTGAGATAGCGCCTGAGGTTTTGTTAAAGAGATTCCAGAATAATTTTTCTGCATCCAAGGGAGCGATTAACGAGACCTGGAAATCTTTTATGATGAGACGTGAGTGGTTTATTGCAGATTTCTGCCAGGAGGTCTACGAACTTTGGTTTGCTGAAGCCGTAGCGAAGGGCAGAATAAGCGCACCGGGATTTTTCAATGATCCTCTTATCAGACAGGCCTATACTAATGCAACTTGGACGGGACCCGCTCAGGGATATCTTAATCCTGTTGCTGAAGTAAATGCAGCGGTGACAAGAATCCAGAACGGATTATCAACACATGAGGATGAGTGTGCTGCCATAAATGGTAGCGATTACGAAGATAATATACGGACGCTCAAGAGCGAGAACGAGCAACTTTCAGATGTAAATGCAGTTTTTAAGGAGGATGGCAATGAAAATCAGTATCCGTGGCCCGATAATCTCGGATGACAGCAAGTGGTTGTATGAGTGGTTTGGTATGCCGTCAACATCACCAGGAGACGTGAAGACGGGGCTTGAGAAAGCCAGCGGAGAGGATATTGACCTTGATATAGCCTCTAACGGCGGTCTTGTTACTTCAGCGGTAGAAATATATCAGGCGCTTAAGGATTACCCCGGAAAGGTAACAGCGAAGATATCATACGCATGTAGCGCAGCAACAGTAATCGCGTGTGCAGCGGACGAGTCTGAAATCTCAGAAGTCGGATTCTTTATGATCCATAATGCGCAGACAAGCGTAGCAGGAGATAAGCAGACAATGGCTCATGAGGGCGAAGTTCTGGAAGCAATCGATGCGGGAATCATCTCCGCATACGAGAGAAAAACAGGCATGAGCCGCGAAGATATCCAGATGCTCATGAACAAAGAATCATATCTGTCAGCAGAGGATGCTGTAAAAATGGGATTTGTAGACGGACTCATACCTGACGTAAAGGCAGGCGCAGAGGATGTTGTCCAAAAAGCCGTTGCGTCGGCTGAGGGGATGATCCCGACAGATGCAATCAAAAATCTCACAGTCATCTCTAAGCTTGTGGAGAAAGCCACAGGCAAGAGCTTAAAGGACTGGGGTGAGGTCACATATGATGACCTTTTGACAAACCAGATTTCCGGCGAGGATGCCGGTTCTGATAATAATCCATGGAAAGGAGAAAACACTATGGGATTACAGGAAATTTTGGCAGAGAATCCGGAAATCTCAAAAGAGATCGAGGAGATGACTGCCACCGCGAAAGCGGAAGGTCTCGCAGAGGGCATTGCGCAGGAGAGAGAAAGAATGAACTCTCTTGATGCGATTGCCGGTAGGGTATCAGCCGAAGCACTTCATAATGCTAAGTACGTTGAGCCCATGGACGGCCCTTCACTCGCATTCAAGGCGATGCAGGAGGACGCGGCCAAGGGAAGCCAGTACATGGCAAACGCTAAGGACGACTCAGAAGAGTCCGGTGGCGACGAGGTCGGCGTTGGCGATATCGACGCAGGCGAGGAGGACAAGGACGCTGAGACTGCCCAGGCCATGGCAGATCACGTTAACCAGAGAAAGGAAGGTAGGTAGTCATGAAAGTAGCAAACAAATTGGCGTATACTGGCAATCCTGACAACCTCATCTATGACTCCAAGCATCCTATCGATGCCGAGAATGTAGAGGTTACCCTTGCAGGGGGATCAGATGGAACCATCAAGAGAGGCCAGGTTATTGACCAGAGCGGAGATGCATACTCCATTCATGCAGCGGGCGGTACGCCTAGCGTTATCGCAGCAGAAGATATCCCCTTTGAAGCTTCCGAGCTCAAGGTGGTAGTTCCTGCATATACGAGCGGTTCATTCCGTCTCAGCGAGCTTGTTGTTAGCTCAAGTCTCACAGCAGCAGCCATTGAGGGCCTGCGTGAGAAGGGCATTTTCTTGAAGTAAAGGAGTAAAACATGGAGACAAGAGTTTTAATCAATTCCATCAAAAAGATGTATCCGGTCATTACTTTCCTTAAGGACAGGTATTTCCCGGATGGACGTACTTTCTACAGCGAGAAGGCGCTGATTGAGACAAAGAAGAAGGGCAAGAAAGTTGCTCCATTCGTAGTTCCTGTAGTTGGCGGTATCGCTATGGAGAAGGACGGGTATAGCGCCTATGAGGTAGAGGCTCCCTTCATTGCTCCCAAGATTCCTGTAACTGCTCAGGACCTTGAGAACAAGGCTTTCGGTGAGGATCCCAACAGCAACCGCTCTCCCGAGTCACGACAGAACGAGGTTATCGCTGAACATACTGATGACCTTCGTAACATCATCGCCCGTCGCTGGGAGGAGATGTGCAGCGAGATCATTTCTTCCGGTAAGGTGGAAATGAATCACTACGCAAACGCAAACGATGCCGCTTCCGGTAAGAACCCTCTTACAATGCAGCTGCGCTTCTACAACGACACTTTCGACAACCGCTACATATTCGGCTCAAAGGCGTTTGCTGACATGAATGCCGAAGAGCGTCTCAGCGCTCTCTACGATGCCGCTTCCGTTCTTCGCAAGCGTGGCGTTCACGCAACAGACCTTGTTATGACAGGGGATGTTTCCCAGATGCTCATGACCGACAAAGAGTTCCTTCAGTTCTACGATATCCGCAGAGTTGAGTCCGGAGAGATCAACCAGAAGGAACTTCCTGAGGGCGTAGTGTACAACGGCTCTCTCAATGTTAACGGTGTTGTTTTTGCACTGTTCACATATGATGAGGTCTATGAAGATCTCGACGGAACAGTGAAGCCTATTTTCCCCGCAGGAACAATTGCTTTCCTGGCTCCCGGACTTGGTACAACAGTTTACGCACAGGTTACCTTCGTAAGAGGCAATCAGTTCGTAAGTTATGCAGAGCCCGTTGTTCCCAGACAGGTAGCTGACGAGGGTAACAATGTGATCGAGGTTCAGGCGTTTTCACGTCCCGTTCCTTATCCCCTTGACTGGGAAGGCTGGCTTGTAGCTAACGCCTACATGGTAAACGAGGCTGCTATCAATGCTATGTCAAATAAGGCTGACCTTATCGCATACGCTGAGAAGATCGGGCTTCATGGTCTTACCGACAGCATGACTGTGGCAGAACTCAAGGCAGCTATCATCGCTTTCCAGAAGGCGTAAGGAGGCCATTATGGTAATCGCTAAAAAGGTGGTTATCGTCGGTGAAAAGAGATACGAGGAAGGGCAGACCGTGCATGGCCTTTCCTCCCTCGATACCATGAGGATGTTGAAAGAAGGATTCATAGAGATCCGGGGAGATGTCCGACCGGCGAAGTCCAAGGAGAAGAAAAAATGAGTTTCAAAGATGATGTAATGGATGACCTGGATACCGTTCTCTTCGACAACGAAGAACTCGCAGAGTACCACAATATAGACGGAAGGGACATCCTCGTAGTGCTTACGGATGTCACAGAGTCGGACGCTCATATGTCATACGGGTTAATGAAAGCAACATTGAACCCAAAAGAAAAGGCTATCAGTAAGCACTCGTATCATCTTTTTATACGAGACAAGGACTCCAAAAGAAAATACACCACTAATGCCCAAATCATTGTTGATAAACAGGTGATGTTTGTCCAGTCCGCGAAACATGCGGGAGGACATTGGCAGCTTGTCGTAGGGAAGAGCACGGTATGAATAAGATAATAGATCTGTATTTTAGAGATGAGGATATTTTGGAAATATCTTCGAGGCTCGGTTCGTTATGGCGAAAGACTCCGATGGTTCTGACCAGAGCTGCAAACAAAGCGGCGGCCAAAGCAAGAACGGATATTGAGAAGGAGACTACCGATAAGTATCTCGTGCTCAAAAAGCAGGTCAGGAGGATAAGTAAACTTGAACGGGCCAGGTATTCTAGCCCTACAGCCAAAATCGTCTATACAGATGGGTTTATAAATCTTGCGAGGTGGAGAGGATCATCAGGCGGAAACGCAGTGAAGCCGATGAGAGCACATCAAGGGGCGACTCCGGTGCCAAAGAATTACTTTGCACACGTCAAGAAGGCAAATCCTCAAAAAGCGCTTGTAGGGAATGGGCCTATCCCGTTCATACAGGTGCCCGGAAATAATTACAAAATGCTGTTTAGGCGCACGGGGAGATCAAGGTATCCGATTGAGGGCGTGGCAGGACCGGCAGTCCCGCAGGTGGTTAAGAACGAAGAGACGCTTGCTGCTGTAAGCAAGACAGCACTCAATATCATGTCGAAAGAAGCTGACAGACAGATGGATCTGCTGCTGAGAGGAAAAATCTAATCGTCAATGCGGCGAACATCAGTGACGTTGCCGGAGTCATCCCTGGTGACGGTAAAGGTAACAGATGTAGTGTCATCTTCT